TCTGGCTTAATCGCGAAGTTGGTATACCTCTTGTAATTTTGACGGAAAAAACTCACTTCGGGCTGACCAGTGATGTATACATCCTGGGCTCCGACCGAGACGAGGTCAATTAAAGCAGCAGACATTTATTAGTAAATGATATTAAAATTTTCGGTCGATGTATACACAACGAGAATGGGTGTAGAGTTTCAGGCACTCACGTGGGAAACAGTCGACACAGATGATGAACATCTGGTGAGCATTTTTGGAAAGACGGAGGATGGAAGATCTATTTGTGTGACGACGGCATTCACACCGTACTTCTTCATCAAACTACCCGAGCGTGTAACACCACAGACGGTACAAGAAATCTATCATGTTCTTGATAAGAAGTGTCCCGAATGTCTCGTGTCATATTCAATTATGAAGTCGAAAGATGTTTGGGGTTTTCAAAATAATAAAGAGTTTGCGTACATGAAACTCGATTTCAAAAATTTAAAAAGTCGTCGACGTGTTGATTATATCTTGAAAAATGCGATACAGATGTCCAATGGTATGGAACGTTTTAAGGTTTTCGAATCCAACATCGATCCAGTTCTTCGTCTGATGCACCGAACTGGTATTCAATCGACTGGATGGCTTAACTCGGGGGACAGTTGTGTGCGCACACACTTGTCGAAGGTCGATGTCGATCTTTTCTGTAACGACTGGAGAACACTCAAACCCATCGCGCGGGATGATATCGCACCATTCGTCGTAGCATCCTTTGATATCGAGTGTAACAGCTCCACTGGAAAGTTTCCCGATCCCAACGTGAAGGATGATGCCTGTTTTCAAATTGCCATTTCGTTATGTAAATTTGGGAGCGATGAACCATACGAGAAGACGTGCTTGTGTTACAAGAAGACGGAGGGTCCTGATGTCGTCAGCTTTGACACGGAACGTGAGATGCTCGAGGCGTTTCAAAGGTATCTTCATGAAAAGGATGTGGATATTCTCACTGGGTGGAACATCTTCGGGTTCGATCTTGAGTACATTTACACACGGGCGTTCATGGTGGGGTGTGACCCCGAATTTTTCAAACTTGGAAAGTTGAAGAGTCAGGAATGTGAACTGTCGATTAAAAAGTTGAGTTCGAGTGCCCTCGGTGACAACGTTCTTAAACTTTTACCGATGTCCGGACGATTCGTGTTCGATATGTTTCATGAAGTGAAAAAGGGATACAAACTTGATTCGTACAGTCTCAATAACGTATCGAAGTTGTATCTCGGTGATCAAAAGATTGATATGCCGGCGAAGGAGATGTTCGCGCGTTACCGAGAAGAAGATCCTGTAAAACTGGGCGAAGTCGCTGAGTACTGTATCAAGGATACACTTCTTCCACACAAGCTCATGAAGAAGATGTGCATTCTTCTGAACCTCTTGGAGATGGCGAAAGCGACGTGGGTGCCTCTCTGTTTCCTCGTAGAACGAGGGCAACAAATCAAAGTGTTTAGTCAACTCACGAAAAAGGCGCGTGAGATGGGATTCATGGTACCGACGATCCGGTACGGACAACTCCCCGAAGAACCATACGAAGGTGCGACGGTACTCGAAGCACAAAAGGGTGCCTATTACACACCAATCACGGCACTCGATTTCGAGGCACTGTATCCATCGATCATGATGGCACACAATCTCTGCTATTCTTCATACGTGATGAATGAAAAGGATTATGGGAATGTACCTGGTATCGAGTACGAGACGTTCAAGATTGGTGATCGAACGTACAAGTTTGCACAGGATGTCCCGAGTCTTTTACCAGCCATTCTCCTAGAGCTCAAACAGTTTCGCAAAAAGGCGAAGAAGGATATGGCGTCTGCGACTGGATACATGAAGGAAGTGTACAACGGTAAGCAGTTGGCCTATAAAATTTCGATGAACTCTGTGTATGGTTTTACAGGTGCCGGAAAGGGTATTCTCCCGTGTGTACCCATCGCATCGACGACGACGTTTAGGGGTCGGGCGATGATCGAGGAGACGAAGAACTACGTCGAGAAGAACTTTCCGGGTGCGAAGGTACGATATGGTGATACCGATTCCGTCATGGTTGAGTTTGATGTCGGTGACCGTAAGGGGGAAGAGGCGATCGAGTATAGTTGGGAGCTGGGTGAACGCGCCGCGGAAGAGTGTTCCGCCCTCTTCAAAAAACCCAATAACCTAGAGCTCGAGAAGGTCTATTGGCCATACTTTTTGTACTCGAAGAAACGATACGCGGCGAAGTTATGGACGAAGGGAAAGGATGGGAACATGAACATGGATTACATCGATATTAAGGGTCTTCAGGTTGTTCGGCGGGACAACACGCCTCACGTGAGAGAAGTGTGTAAAGAACTCCTCGATGTCGTGTTGACATCCAGTGATACGGGTCCTCCGAAGGAACTTGCTAAAGAACGTGCGATTGAACTTCTATCTGGGGATGTATCTAATGAGAAGTTGATTCTGAGTCAGTCACTCTCGGATAGTTACAAAGTGAATGGTCACAATGTGTCGATCACGAGTCCTGAGAGTTGTAACATCAATCAGGCGCATGTACAAGTTGTCAATAAAATGCGAGCCCGTAAACCCGGATCTGAGCCCCAATCCGGTGACCGTGTACCGTATCTTCTCACAGACACGGGTGACCCCAAAGCGAAAGCCTTTGAAAAGTCGGAAGATCCCAAGTATGTCGAAGAGAATAACATCCCCGTGGATTACAAGTACTACTTCATCAACAAGTTTTTGAATCCGGTGTGCGATCTTCTGGATCCACTTTTCGAGAATACGAAGCAAGAAATCTTTGGTGAACTGATTAACCAGTGTAAACCACCACCTAAAAAACGCGAACCATCACTCGCCGGTATGAAAAAGGCGGACCTCGTGGAGGAATGTAAGCGTCTCGGTCTCGAGACATCCGGAACCATCCCAGATCTTAAACTGCGTATAAAAAATGTAAGGGCACCTAGAGAAGAAAGTGTCGAAGACTTATTTAAAAAATATGAACAAAGGAATACTAAGGAATGAACTTTCGAGACAAAATTTCAGAAGTGATTGAAGAGGAGTTTGAAAATCGCATCGATACCGTTTTGACGGCATATGCAGAGATTATCGCGAACAAGTACCAAATCAGATTGGCGTCCCTACTCAAAGATATCCCGACATTCTCGACAAATCCGGTCTGTAGGGGAACGAAACCAGATGGATCTAGGTGTACATTCAAGGGTACATACGATGGGTACTGTGGTAAGCATCAAAAACAGGGGGAACAAATTAAGCAGAGAACACATAACACTATCATCAATGGGCATACACATGGACCAGGGTTTAGAAATGTCGTCGGATGTCCGGGTTGCGAAAAATCTTCATCATCGAAGGGACTTATAGATTTGGACTCTATTATTGATAATGAGTAAAACAGATATTCTGCTAACATCAATAAATTCATTCTACAACGAAGAGGACAATCGGTCCAAATTACTGAATATACTAGACAAATCAAGTGGTATTTCACTTAGAAATCTTGAATGGTTCATCACCAACTATGCGAAAAAGAATCATACATCCTATAAGACGACTGATGGTAAGATTTTCACTGTACACTATGCCTATAAATCAAGTCTTGACGGATACAGTAAGAAACTTTTTGACCCCTTCTGTCGGTCAGAAAAGTTTGCGTATACGGTTCCGGGGACATCTCATGAAATTCATACAACCCTAGCACAGTTGAATTTCATCAAATGGTGTATCAAGAATAAAATCATAGATTACATTTCGACTAATAAGACCACGTTGTTTAGTAAGCAGTCGGCTGAACCCGACCACCTTCAAAAATGAACGTTTGATACCCCGTGTAATACATGTGTAGGGCGTACGTATTGGAAGACACGTCCACCTTTGTCGTATCGAGGTTCACTTCGATGTTTGTTTTGTCGGAACGAATCTGACTAAAATCCAAGCTTCCCGATGGCTCCACGTTTACTGGATTCATCGAGAAACTATATGTATAGATATTCCTAATAGGTCTCGGTAATCGCATTCGGTATGGAATGAGGTATTTGTAATAATTGTGATTGGTGTTTGTCACATTTGGTAATCGAGTACCGTTTATGTAGAAGCTCGCGTCTTTCATGATGGGGTTGAAGAATGTGAGTTGGTCGTCAAAGTCAACGTTCGAAGAAAAGTTGAAACGATTTTGACAAAAGTAAAGTTCTTCGTTGTTTGTGGGAAGATCAAACACTTGTGTCTGTCCTACACTGTTGTTGAATGTGGGAGAGCCTACGACCAATCTCAGACCATCACTTGACATGGACATAGAACCACCACTCCCGGGACCACCCATTTCACGATGTAACCTATCCCATGCGGGTGTACTGGATATATTCGTGTAGTTGTATGCTCGGGTGCGATTAGAAAGTGGTGTTCCAACTGCAACTCTAGTCCCCGTGTGAGGCTGTTGACCGGACACGATATTACTTGTTATAGCTACAGATGTACCAGCCATTTCACCAGCCACCAATCCATTGATATCTGGACCTATTTGCCCCCACGCATTCAAACTTGTCGAGTAGAAGAATACACTAGCCTGTCCAGAATCTACGCCACCACCATCGTTTTTGGGGGCACCACCGATAATATAGTACCCATCTTTGGAAATATCCACAGAAGTCCCAAATTCATCACCTGCGTTTAAACCATCGATATCAGAACCTCTCTGAGTCCACGCACCACCACTGTATATAAATGCTCTGACAGTCCCCTTACTCGCATCGTGACCCGGTGCACCAATGGCTACGACATAATCAGTTCCACCATTCGTCACCGGATTTGAAAGAGATACAACCTTACCCGAAAGGTCACCGCCACCGGTACCATCCATGTTTAGACCCACCTGTTGCCACCCAGGTCCAATGGTATATGCCCACACCTGTACACGACCCCGGTTCGTAAACCCAACTTCGCTATATTCGGGTCCACCTATGGCGACGTGTGTACCATTCCCAGATAAAGAGATGGATGTTCCCGCCTTAGATCCAATCGTACCCACAATATCCGAACCGAGTTGTACCCATGCGTTTGTTCCAGAGTTGTACTGATACACACGGGTCGTATCTGTTGTTGGAATTCCTACAGCGAGTGCCGTTCCCGTCTCCGATAAAGAGACAGATGTTCCAAGTAGTCCACCATCAGTCGTACCTATGATATCGGCACCGAGTTGGGTCCACACTCCAGATATGTACTTGAAGACACGAACCCGACCCTTGTTCTGATTAACGTTATCTGGGAATCCATTGTTATCTTCATCAACTTGTAATTCATACTTGGGTTCACCCACGGCGATAGTCAAACCATCGGGTGAGATGGCGACGGCGTATCCAGAATCGTCATTTGCGTTGGTACCTATGATGTTAGCACCGATTTGTTTAGGTTCGAGAGCAACACTCTCGTCTTCAATCTCAAACTTTGTGTTTCTCAAAAACCAGTGAATACATTTGACGGGAATATTTGGAACGAGGTTGGTTTGGATCGTGGGATTACCGAGATCACTCACCGTCGTGGGGTGTTTACGAACGATATCTGTCACGATTGTCTGTGGTTCATGACTGAGATACTTACGTTCTTCGGGTGTGACTGTGATTTCTTCTGTGATGAGCTTGAATTCATTCAAAATCAATGTATCCAATGTATCCGTGAAGAATGATTGTTTATGAAACTCGAGTACAAACTCAATCTTCTGTTTATGTACTGCACACACCGGAAAATAGGGCCTGTTTGGTTTATTTGTCGTGTACTCATCACTTGCATATTTTCGACCAAAGAAGAATTGTAACGGAATCATAAGATCCGTTTCGAGTCTAGAAACGGAATCTGTTTTTGTCGAATCATCAAATCCTATACTTCTATTTACAAGAAACCTATTCGATACCTTTTCTGAAAGTTCTAAATACAACTCATCATATATGATTCCCCAGTCACCTTCAATCTTTTCGAGTTCTGTATCATCCACATACATCGCCACACTCTTGAGAATGTGACGACCGAGTTGATCCGCGTAATTACCATTCGAAACACGTGGCATCTTAATACTCAACCATAGGTTACTCAAAAGATCACCCATATTTTGGGGATTGAACTGTACTTTGATCGTTTGACCAAATGGCCAGTTGGGAATCTGGCCGGTATTGATCACATTCTTACTCCTGTGATACTTCCTAAAGTTTGAATGTCTTCTCGTAGTATTTGGGTTGAAGAAAGATTCCTTTGGATCCTTGCAAAGTAAGTACGTGTCTTGCTTTCCAATAGCTTTAAGTGAAATCTTAGCAGCTTCACCCATACCTACTTACTGCTTACATATTTTTAATATCCGTTTTCCACATTGTCACGTGGCTGGTTCTACTCATTTTCTCAAGTTCCACGTTCGCCTGTCTCGCCTCATCCATGAGTGCCTTGACGCGCTCCTCCGTATACTCGACCGTCTTGATGTTGAGTAGGTAGTCCCATGATCCATCAATCTTTGGAAACATCGTGGACATCTCCTTCTCGAGGTCCACCTTCTTCCTCTTGAAGACCACCAACTTCTCTTCGATAACCATGGAGACAAACTTCGATTTGTGTCCACACAATTCCGCCCTCTTTTCGAGGACATCGATGAGGTGTGCTTTACGCTTCTTATAGTGTTCGAGGCGCAACTCCACAAAGTCTTTCAAGATTTCTTCGGGACTCTCGTACTTGTGGATACCCCTGATGGGGTGAAACAGGTGCATGTTGGATGTGTGAAACGTCTTTCGCATCTTGAGGTCTTTGAGAAGATCCTTCCCCGAGTACCCAAAGATTTCAAAGTCCACATCCTCGGTGGTGCTGTTGTTCGTGTAGCTCGTAATCATCTTCTTTTCTGCCAAACTGTCCAGATGCTCCTTGTAATCTTGAGTCCAGCGTCCCGGGGGAAGTTCAGTCACTTTGAGTCTGGAACCGGTATCTCTCCATACACCTTCAGTCACCCAAAGACCTCCTTCATCCCTGAACACTTTACCCTTGAAACCTCTGAACCATGGTTTCATAGGTACAAGCTCCTCACCACCTAAAATCTTCTTGATGTTCTCCTTGATGTCATCAGGGTTGAAGGGTGGAACGTAACAACTGAATCCCGTTCCAATACCCTCCGTCCCATTCACAAGAACCATTGGAAGAGTAGGCATGTAGAAGTCTGGTTCGATCGACCGCCCATCATCATCCAGGTAGTTGAGGATGGCATCATCCTTAGGGTCAAAGAGTTTTCGAGCCTCCTTGGTCAACTTCGTGAAGATGTACCTCGTTTGAGACGCATCCTTGCCACCCATGAGCCGTGTACCGAACTGTCCACAGGGTTCAAGAAGGTTGATATTGTTAGACCCGGTGTAATCATTGGCCAACTTAACGATCGTCTCAGCCAGGGACACTTCACCATGGTGATAGGCACTCTTCTCAGCCACGTAGGCTGCCAGTTGTGCCACCTTCATCTCGGACGTCAGATTCTTCTGGAAACACGAATACATCACCTTCCTCTGTGAAGGTTTGAGACCATCTGCTACGTGAGCGATAGAACGTTTGAGGTCTGCGAGACTGAAGTTCACCAGGTCCTTGTGCACAAAGTCGGTGATATCCAACTGTTTTACGTCACCATAAGGAACCTCGAGTTGGTTTGCATCCTTAGCAGTGCTCTCGAGAAGCCAAGACTTTCGGGCATCCGCCTTCTTTTTGTCAAAGGCGAG